TTAGTATATAATTAAATTATATTAAATATTGTACTAGAAAAGAAAAATTAATGATTTCTTAAACAATAGTTAGAATACCAACAAAAATGATATAATACGCTTGTTATCGGTTATCACTTCAAAAACCCCTTTTTTAAAATTTACAGACAAATCAATGAGTAAAATTATAGAAATCTTTGCAAAATCCATTTTTATAAAGCCTCGCTTAAATTTGTTAGAGTGGGCGGAGCGATATAGATTTTTGAGTAAAGAAAGCTCATCAAGCTTTGGAAAATTTAAGGCTTTTTCTTACCAGTGTGAGCCTATGATCGAAATCTCAAATCCAAAACGTGAAAAGGTCATTTTGCTATGGGCGTCACAGCTAGGCAAGAGTGAGCTAATAAATAATGTTTTGGGTTATTACATCCACCAAGAGCCAAGCACTATTTTGTTTATGCTGCCTAACAAAGACGACGCAGAGGACTACTCAAAGAGGCGTTTAGCTCCGATGTTTCGAGATACACACGAGCTAAGCGAGCTAATCAACGCAAACGACGCGAATAATACAATACTTATTAAAAACTTTAGGGGCGGAAATTTAGCCTTAGTTGGCTCAAACTCGCCATCAAAGCTAGCAAGTAAGCCTATAAAAGTTTTGCTAGTTGATGAGGCGGATCGATGCGAGGCTACTAAAGAGGGCGACAGCATAGAGCTAGCGCAAAGGCGGACAGCTACATTTTACGACCGCAAAATAGTCATAAGCTCGACGCCTACCATTTCAGGCGCTAGCACGATCGAGAAAGAATTTATAAACTCCGATCAAAGGCTATTTTTTGTAAAGTGTCCTTTTTGTCAGCACGAACAAAAGCTAATATTTGAGCGCATCATATACGAGCTAGACGAACACAAAGAGCTAATAAACGAAAGCGTAAAATATCAATGCAGCGAGTGCGGTAGCCTACTAAGCGAGCAAGACAAGAACGAAGCCGTAAAAAATGGGCGATGGATCGCACAAAACCCTAAATCAAAAATAGCAGGCTTTTTCTTAAACGCCATATATAGCCCTTTTTACAAAATGAGCGAGATCGTAAAAACCTACCTTGACGCAAAGGGCGACGAGCTAAAAATTCAAACATTCAAAAACACGATCGAGGCTCTAGCCTATGAGCCACCAAATACAAGTTTTAATGAAAACGAGCTTTTGGATAGGGTCGAAGAGTATGACGATCAAAATTTATCACAAAATATAAACTTTGTAACTGCTGGCGTGGATATACAAGGAAACCGCGTTGAAGTTATCTTTATCGGTTGGTGTAAGGGTTACGAGGCATACAACATCGATTATAAGCAAATTTACGGCAATACCGATCAAGATGAAGTTTGGCAAAAGCTTTTTAGGGAGCTAAAGCGTAAATTTAAAAGAGAGGATGGCAAAATCCTAAGCACTACTTTAGCGCTAATCGATAGCGGCTTTAACTCCAGCCGAGTTTATGATTTTGTGAGCTTAGCACCAAATTTCATAGCCTCAAAAGGTGCAAGCGAGGCGAGCCAAAAAGTAGAATTTTTAAACAAAGTAAGAGTGCTAAAAAAAGGCGTTAGGCTGATAAACATAGGCACATTCAAAGGTAAAAGCGAGTTTTTTAGGTTGCTAAGCATAAAAGAAGCTGGCGAGGGCTATTTTCACTATAACAAAAATTTCACAAATGAATTCTTTTTGCAACTAACCGCCGAGAAGTTGCAAGAAGTCAAAAATAAAAGAGGATATACAAAATTGCAATACGTCAAGACTAGGGAGAGAAACGAAGCTTTAGACATAACAGTGTTAGCATACGCAGCGGCAAAACTTATCAAAAACGAGCTAAGACGAAAAAGGATTAAAAATGCAAATTCATAAAAAGGTGCTGGTAAAAAAGACAAGATACGATCTAAATATGAGCGTAGAAAACGCATCACGCTTTGAGCAGCTTTGCGAAGCTTACGAGATGAAAAAGTCAGATATGGCAGATTTTATCATTGAAAATTTTTGTAAAGGCAATCCAAGATATAAGCAATATCTAGTAAATTTGAACGTCAAAAAAGAAGAGTTTAGAAAAAAGGTTGAAAACGATATGAGCTTATTTGGCACAAACTAAAAAAGGAATTTAAAATGCAAGTAAGCACAAAAGAGCTAAGCAACGCTTTAGGGCTAACCGATAGGAGAGTGCAAGAATTAGAGAGCGAGGGCGTTATTAAGAAGCTGGAGCGTAATAAGTGGGATTTGACCGCCTGCATTGACGCTTATCTCGACTACAAGATAAAACTCGCCACTCAAAGCTTTGAACTAAGCGAGGCAAGAGCCAAAAAAGAGCTAGCGGATGCAGAGCTAAAGGAGCTAAGACTAGCCAAAGAAAAAGGCGAAGTAATAGCCATTGATAGACTAGAAAAGGACTTAAGCGACATCGCCGCAGCCGTATCAAATAAGCTTTATTCGTTGCCAAACAAGTTAAAACGCAGCATAAATTTAAGCGATGAGGTAGAAAACGCGATCAATAATGAAGTTGAAAACATATTAACCGAGCTAAAAGATGCCAAAATTTATAAAGATTTTGCGTAGATAGCTTTTAAATCCCCCCTCTTTCTCACTTGTAAAAAATATTTATAAATTTATCTAAAATGAGCCAAAAAAGCAAAAGGGCTAAAGGCTGATGACTACACAAGAGAGAATTTTATTAATCGACAGCGCGATTGATGATGTTTTGGATAACCTCAAAGATGGCATCGAGATAAAAGAATACTGGATCGATAACCTAAAAGTCGTAAAGCGTAGCCCATTAGAGCTAATAAGCGAGCTAAGAAGAATAAGAGCAAGCATCATAAAAGACGCACAAAAGGCAAAAGCGACTAGCAAAACATATATTTTTGGGGATAGGTATTGATGAAGCGAAAAACAAAGCAAAATTTATCTAAAAACATAAGCGTAAAACCAAAGATAAATTTTTTCAAATATCCAAGCTTAGAGCCTAACCGCATAAACTCATACGAGATAAGCCAATTATTAAGAAATCAAGACATCGACAAAGTAAGTGCAAAGCTAAGAAAACAAGCACGCAGTATAAGCACGTCAGTATCTCTAACAAGTGGCTTTTTTGAGACGCTATGCAGTGAAATTTACGGCGAGCAAGGGTTTATCCTTGATATAACCACACCAAAGAAAAATCTAAATCAAGCCGTGCAAAAATCATTTTTTGAGTGGGAACATATATGCTGCAAATATGGCGTTTATGATTTTGGCGATTATGAGGAGATGATTTTAACTGCGCTTTATCGCGACGGCGAGGCATTTATCAAACTACACAAAGGCGATATGCTACAAATCGAGCTAATCGACGCCGAAGACATAGATAACGACCTAACCGACGAGAGCAAACATATATATTACGGCATAGAATACGATGCCGAGCGAGAGATGACGCCAAAAGCATACTACCGCCTGCTTAAAAATGGCAAATATGAAATGATCCCAGCATCCGAGATCATACATATTAAAAAATCATCACTTTCAAAGCAAAAAAGAGGTGTAAGTAAGCTAGCAAGTGCGATCTTTGACACTCACAGCAAAGACAAGCTAAAAAAAGCAGAGCTTGACCGTGCAAGGCTTGCGAGCGAGCTAACTGGATTTTTTACTCACAAAGACGAGGGATCGATACTTGGCAATGTCGAGTACGGCGATGACGGCGAGATAAGACAAAAAGAGATAAATTTGCCTGAAAGCGTGCAGACTGGCACATTTACATTTTTAGAGGATGGCATCACTCCGCAATTTGTAGAGCCGCACAATCCGATCAATATGGAGTATTTTTTAAAAAGCACCGATAGGGATGTCGCTCGCTCGCTAGGGCTTAGCTACTCCACTTATACTGGCGATTTGAGAGAAGTAAATTACAGCTCCATTCGTCAAGGCACGATCGCAGAGCGCCGAAATTTTAAAAGAATACAAAATTTTATAAAGCGCAAATTTCACGACGAAGTTTTTAAAAGGTGGATGGAGTGCGAACTAATCGCAGGGCGTATCAAGCCAAGCGACTATAAGCAGCTAATAGGACACTTCACGTTTAAATCACAAGGTTGGGAGTATATCGACCCAGTAAAAGAGGTAAATGCTAACAAGATCGCCATTAGCGCAGGATTTAAGACAATAAGCGAAGTATTGAGAGAGAAAGGCGTTGAGCTCGATGATTTTATGGACGAGCTAGAAAAAGAGAAAGAATTAGTAGAAAAGCTAAGGGAAATTAAAATTTTAAAAGGAGAAATTGATGAACAAGATCAATCTGCAAAATGAGGATATATCTAAATTTAAAGCCGTTTTGGCAGATAACGCGATAAATGACGAAGCTAAAACTATAAGCTTTTTGGCGCTAAGTCATAATAATTTACATAAACGCTACTCATTTTTTGGCGACGAGTATTATTTAAGCGTGGATTTAAGCGGCGTGAAATTTGAAGCCACGACGCTATATTTAGATCATGATGTAAGTTTTGAAAACGCTATCGGCAAGATCATAGATACAAAACTAGACGATAAGGGCTTTAAAGTAATCGTGCAGTTTAACGATGAGGTAAGCCAAAGCCGTGAAGCATACGCCAAATTTAAAGCAGGTTTTAGCGATAGCGTGAGCGTAGGATTTAAGAATTACGAGCTAAAAGAGTGCGAGCCGATAGATGGTATCGAGCATTTTGAGATAAAAAACGGCGTAATAAATGAGCTTAGTGCGGTGTGGCAAGGCGCTGATCCAAACGCGAAAGTGGCAAATTTTGCAAAAGAGCAAGAAAAACCAAAAGCACAAGAGCAAGAAATACAAAAAGCAGATGAAAAAATAGAGCTTAAAGCTGAGAAAAAGGACGAAACAAGAGAAATCATCGAGCTAGCCGAAATTTTAGGCAAACAAAATGAAGCGCTCGAAGCGATAAAAAACAAGATGAGCTTTAGCGAGTTTAGCAGCAAGATAAAAGAACAACAACAAAAAACCAACGACATAAAGGAGTTTAACATTATGAAAAGAGAGAATACGCAAGAATTTAGCCTAGCAAACATAATCAAAAATGCAGGCAACGCCAGCACGGCGGATTTAGGCTTTGAAGTAGAAAACTACTTTAACAAAAGCAATGGTCGATTTGTTTTACCGCCTGACTTTGGTGCGAGATTTAATGACAGCATCACAACAACGACACAAGGCGCAGGCGCGATCGCGACTGAATTTAGAGATGATTTGCTCATTGAAGAAGTAAAAAAAGAAAGCCCACTTTTGAGCGAGTGTAGCTGGCTTGATGGGTTAAGCCAAAGAGTAGAGATACCACGTAACAACTCAAACATTACCGCCGATTTTGTAGAAGAAGGACAAAGCAGAGATAGCGAAAACTTATCGTTTGATAAGATCATTCTTGAGCCTCATACGTTGCTCGCAACTATTAGGATCACAAGAACGATGATGAATATGTCAGCCTTTGGGCTAGAGAGCTTTGCATACAAAGCGATGAAATTTGCAATACGTAAAAAACTTGAAGAAGTGATCCTTTATGGCAAAGGCGTAATTAAAGGCATTTTCGAGATAAGCGGAGTACCAAGTATCGCAGGGTATATGACTGCTCCGACATTAGAAAAAACTTTAAGTTTTGGTGACACGCTAGAAAATAACAACGGCAATATTGCAAACGCTAAATTTGCGCTAAAGAATAGTGACGTGAGCAAGCTAAAAGCAACAGCGCGCGGCATGTCAAACGAAAAGATGCTAATCGAAGAGTTAGGAAACCTACAAGGCTATCCATACTTTACGACACAGCTTATTAAAAGCGGCGATGTAGTATTTGGCGATTTTAAAGACATCTTTATCGGCTCATTTAAAGGTATTGAGCTACTTACTCACAATGAGAGGGGCGGCGATATTATCCTAGAGCTATATTTGGACGTAGATGCCAAACTTGCACGTGAAAAATCATTTGTAATTTCAAAGACGAGCGCATAAAAATGTCAAATTTTACTAAGTCTATGCAATTTTTAACGAGGCTTGAATTTAGCAGTCCAAGCCTTGCGCTGCACAAGAACGAAACCGAAAACGGCTTAACATTTTTTGGAATTTATGAGTGTGCCCATCCTGATTTTAAGGGGTGGGATCTTGTAAAACAAGTGCTAAAGGACAAAAGCTTAAAAGAAGCTAGCGTTATACTTTATAACAACAGCGATCTTGTGGCTTTAGTCTATGAGTTTTATAAACGAGAGTTTTGGGACAAGATGCGACTTGATGAGGTAGAAAGCGATTTAAAAGCCAGCGAGATATTTGTTTTTGGCGTAAATGTAGGCGCAAAAGTAGCCATAAAACTCACTCAAACGCTTTTAAATGTAGCAGTTGATGGAGTTATGGGGGTGCAAACATTAAATGCGCTAAACGCATACGACGAAGACAAATTTAACGTTGAATTTGACAGCTATGAGATCGCATATTACGCAAGCCTAGTCAGCAAAAATCCAAAACTCAAAATTTACGCCAACGGCTGGAAAAATAGAGCATTAGCAATTTAAAAAGGGTAAAAATGAAGTATAAAATTCTTTACAACACGAGAATATCAACGAAAAACTATAAAGCAGGCGATGAGATAGAATTTGCATCTGGCACGGACGAGCTTTTTATAAAAAGGCTCGTCGATATAAAATGCATCGAGCCAGTAGCAGGCAGTGAAAAGCAAAAAGAGGCTAAAACCCTAAGAGGCACAAACGTAAAAGAGCAAGAAAAACAAGCTAAAAAGCAAGACAAAAAGCGACCAGATGATAGCGAGGATGATGATTTAGGCGTTGATTTAGACGGCATCGAGGGTTAAAATGCTAAATATGCAGATGGTAAAAAGAGACGTAAAAAGCCTTTTTGCAAAGACAAACGCCACTTTGACAAAAGATGATATAGCGCTAAATTGCCACTTCAACAAATATACCAAAGTGATTTTTGATGACGGTGCAGTTGCAACGCAAACAACAGCACTAATCAACGATGACGACGGCATAAAGCTAAGAGTAAAAGATGAGGTAATGATAAACGAGCAAGGTTATATCATTACCAAAATCGAGCTTGAAAACCAAGTAACAAAACGGCTATATCTAAAAGAAGCATAAAAATGCAAAGAGAAACAATCATTAACGATCTTTTTACCCTGCTTAAGCCACTTTGCGAGAATGTGGAACTTTTCTTAACTCCAACATTTGAACGTAAAGACCTACCCATAATCATCATAAAAGACACCGACGACACTATCGAAAACGATGCATTTGTTAGCATCTCGCACGCTCTAAGCGTTGAAGTGCGGATGATAACTGCGAAATACAACGCATCAAACGAGATAATAAAAGCTGTTTTGAATGCTCTAAAAGGGTATAAAAGCAAATTTCTAAAGATAGAGCAAACAAGCCTAAATCGTGAGAGCTTTGAGCTATACGATGATGAGTATATCCTAAGCACGATCGCGCTAAAAATTTATTACAAAAGCGAGCTTTGGGAAGTATGAGAGAGCTATTCTTAGGCAAAATCTGCGAGGTTAAAAACGAGCTTGTAAGGGTTGATTATTTAGGTACTATAACACCTTTTATACCTTATTTGCAATTTGCAAATTCATACAAAAGAAGCTTTACACCGCCACGAATTGATGAGCAAGTTATGCTAGTCGATTTTGGCGGAGCAAAGATCGCTATAGGTAGCTTTTTAAATGCGAGTTTTAGCACGCCAAGCGGTGCAAGCACAACAAAAGAAGTAAGCCAGTACGAGGACGGCACAATAATAAGCTACGACACATCAAGCTCAACGCTTGAAATCACAAATCCAAAAGTGATAAATATAGTGGTGCAAAACGATATAAACGTAACTTGCAAAAACGCAAATTTAACCGCGCAGAAAACCACCATAAAAAGCCCTATCGTGCAAATTTTGGGTAACACAAACATACAAGGCGCGATCACTACATCTGGCAGCGGCGGCGGAAGTGGCGAGTTTAGCATTAACGGAAATTTAAAAATAAAAGGCAATCTAACCACAACTGGCAACATAACCGACGCAAGGGGCGATCTAACTGGTCACAGCCACAATGACACCGACGGCGGCACATCACTACCTAGATGATTTTTTGAGCTTTCTAAAATCAGAGGGGCGAACTACATCTTTATCGATCCAAACCCCTTTTTTAAGCGCCTGCGCGTTTTGCTGAAAGGCAACATAATCTTTAGAAAATTTATCATACGCCCACGCATAGCCATCGGCAACCATTTGGGCGTTTATGTCTTGATCACCATTGTATAAAACAGCCAAAGTGCGCCCATATTTGTCTTTACCCTTTTCGTTGATATTTAATGATTTGTTTGAAATTAGATCGATTAGATGGCGCTTTGAGGCTTTGCCAAATGGCTGTTTTAGCTCTGGCGCATCAATGCCATAAAGACGAATTTTGATCTTTTCTTTTTGGCTCGTTAATGCGGTGATAGTATCGCCATCATAAATTTTAATAATTTTTATTTGGTCGGCGAATAAAATAGATATAAAAAGCAAAAACATATAAACAAATTTCATTTAATCCCCCTTGTAAATTTTTGTCTATGCAATTTTATACAATTAAAGCAAAAAAAAGGGCAAAAATGCACCAAATCGAAGTAGAGGAAAATCTAAGGCGTATTTTTATCACGAACAAATATACAAAGACCTTACGCCCTCTTTTTGGACTTGATAGGCATATAGACAAAAGCGCCGATCTTTATAATCTGCTGGCGCTAAAAGAGGATATAACCGAGCAGATCAAAAAGCACGAGCCACGCATTCAAACTGACAGTATAAGCTTTGAGGACGATAACGGCTCGATCATCTGCAAAATATCATACACACAAGACAAAGAAGCTAAATTTTTAAGGCTAAATATATGAAAGTGCCAAATTTTATAAAGCCACTCGATATAGACAAAGAGCGAGAAGCCATCATAAGCGAGTTTAAAACAAAGAGCGGAAAGTTAGACTATATCCCACTAATAGGGGATGATTATATGACGCTTATTGATATATTTTTGTTTAAACTTAACAACTTTATCGAGCTTACAAATGTTAAAATTTCTCAAAATTACCTACTTTTTAGCAAGGGCGAGTATCTCGATGAGCTTGTAAAACTAATCGGCATAAAGCGAAATGAAGAGATAAAGCCAATCGCAAAGGTTGAGATAAAAGTAAATAGCTCAACTTTTCTAAGCAAAGGTACTAAATTTACGGATACCAAAGGGCATTTTGCATATCTGCTAAAAGATATATACGTAAGCGACACGGCGATAGTTGAGATCGAAGCGGCAGACTATTTTAAAGAGCCTTACGAAACTACGACACTTGAAATACCAAACATCTATATAACCGAGATAAACATAAAAGAGCCTTTTAGCGGCTTTAAGGCGCGCGAGAGCGATGACGAGCTGAGGGATAGATTTTTGTTAGCACTTCATCGCTTTAGCACTGCAGGCAGTGAAAAAGCCTATCTTTTTCACGTCTTAAGCGTCGAGGGCATAAGCAAAGCAAATGTATATCAGCTAAGTGCTGGTGTCGTGCAAGTAGTCTATTTATCCAAATTTAGTGAGCAAATCGCTAAAGAAAAGATCAAAGAGGCGCTAAAAGACAAAATCCCACTAACCGATGATGTACGCATAAAAGAGGCAAATAAAGTTAATCTTGATCTAATTATCGAGATCGCGCCAAAGCAGAATTTTATGTTTAATGAAATTTTGGCAAATGCAGACTTAAGGATAAAAGAGTTTTTTAGCACGCTAAAGATTAACGAGACGCCGCACATCTCGCAGATCATCGAAGTGGCTTTTGATGAAAATACCGCATCCGTTGAGGTAAAAACACCAATCCCACCAGCCGACCGAGATAGCATCATTATTTTAAATTCACTTCAAATAAACAAGGCTAATCATGCTTGATTTAAGAGCTTATAACGATGTGCTTTTTAGGGTTGATGAAGTCTTCGCGCCAAAAATGGATGGGTATTTAGCCTTTGATGAACGATTTTTTTATAACCAAACCGAGCTAAATAGGGCTTATCTGGCTCATCAGTTTGATACCGAGCCAAAAAGTCTAAGCATAGAGGAGACAAAAGAGCTGTTAAAAGCACCGCTAAAAACCTATTTTTTTGAGGGAACAAGCGAGAGTTTGGAGGCTGGGCTAAAGGCATATTATAGCGGCGCAAGTACAAAGCAGTGGAGCGAATACGGCGGCGAGCCATATCATTTTAAGCTTATTTTGGACGCAAGCAAAGGGCTAAGCAAAGAACAAGCAGCAAAGACCGATAAGCTAATCAAAACATATAAAAACGTGCGTAGCGTTTATGACGGCGCAAATATAAAAGTAGGTATCAAAGCAGATGTGAAAGCTTACTCTTACACATTTAGCGGTGAAAATGTCAGCGTATATCCTTACGTAGTATCAAATATAAACGAACACGCATATTTTAAAGCTGGCGCTACTACGCAGATAAACGAGATCATAAGCATACCAATCAACACAAAACAAATTTTTGCAAGATAAAAGGATGATAAATGAAACAATACACACTTTTAACCAATAGCGGCATAAATAAGCTACTAAAAACCGCTAGTGATGGATCGAAGATAGCGCTAAAAGATATCGTAGTAAGTGACTATGATGGAGAACTAAGTGAGCAGACCACATCAATACCAAATGAAAAATATAGAGGCGCTATAAATGCCATAACGATAGACGAAAACGATAATAATATCCTTGACGTCGATGCCATCATACCGCCTGAAGTTGGCGGATTTTATATCAAAACGGCTGGCATATACTGCGATGATGGCTCGCTCTTCGCGGTGGCACGCCTTGCAGATACATATAAGCCACTTTTAAACGAGGGGTCGAGCAAAGACATCACGCTAAATTTTAAACTTCAAATTGCAAATGCAAACGAGAGCATCATTTTAAAAGTCGATAATAACGTAGTACTTGCCACAAGAAAGTGGAGTGATGCCACGTTTTTAAAAAAGACCGACAAGATAGATGCCTACACAAAACGCGAAAGCGACGATAAATTTGTTCTAAAAGCCGAGCTAACGGACGGCTTGCCAATAGGCGCATATCTAAGCTACTCAAGCCAAAAGACTATCCCTGCTGGCTTTTTGATAGCAGATGGAAAAAGTCTTAAAAAAGCAGAATACACCGAGCTTTTTGACGTGATAGGATACACATACGGCGGAAGTGGCGATAATTTTAACTTGCCAAATTTCGCCGATGGTAAGTTTATGCGTGGCATTGGCGGCAATGCTGCCGCACTTGGCACAGCTCAAGGGGATGCAATTAGGAACATTCAAGGCGAATTTAGGATTGGAGATGGCACAGGAATATACACTACTTCATCTTCAGCGTCAGGGGCTTTTACAAAAGGGAATACTAGATATTCGGTTTTGCCACTTATAGGTGGGTCAGAGTCTTATAGTATGTTGTTTTCAGCCTCTAAAGTAGTGCCGACCGCAAACGAAAATCGCCCATACAATATGGCAGTAGTGGTCATCATAAAAGCCAAAAACGTCAATACTCCGACAGCTGGACAAATCGATCAAACCATACTTGCAACCGAAACAAAAGCAGGCATAGCAAAACTCAAAAATGCCATAACTGCCAAGCAAGAGGACGCGGCAGTCACCGAAAAAGCCGTGAGTGATTTTGTGGATCAGCACATACCGCCATCTCTTGGCATAAATCAAAGATGGCAAGAGGTGACTAGCCAAAGACGATTTGGTGAAACATATACAAACACTACTGGCAAGCCTATATATGTACAAGTAAATGTAAATAATGCTGCCAATGTTATGTTCACATTTAAAATTAACAACTTGGAAATAGAACATAACGAGGACTATAGGTGCGTTATGAACTATATTATCCCTCCAGATGCAACATACAAGGTATATTCACAAAATGGTGCTACAAACTATGTCTATACAAAATGGTACGAATTAAGATAAGGAGCAAAGATGAAACGATACAAAAATAAAAATAATGAAATTTATGCTTATGAAGATGACGTAAGCGAAGAACTACTAAATCAAAGAGTAAAAGAGCTAGGGCTAACGCCAATAAGCGACGAAGAAGCAAGCAAACTTCTAGATCCAAAGATAGACAAGAAAGATGAGCAACTAGCCGAAATTGAAGCCGAGATCGCCGAGTGTGAAAACTATATCCGCCATGCTTTGATAATCGGTAACAACGCCGTACTTGAAAATCTAAGGGCAGAGTATAAGGAGCTAATTGCAGAGCGCGAAAGCCTAAACGCAACAAGCGAACCGATAACGGTAGCGGTAATGGATCACCTATAAGGAGAGAGTATGAGCTATTTTTTAATTTGCGTATTGTCACTAATTTTGGGCATTTTGCTTTGTCCTATCGTGATTTTTTTAAGGGCTAGAAAATGCGAGGGCTGGGACAGCTCAAATATGGCAAACATTATTAGGGTTTTCGCCCACTTGGCGACACACCCTGACGACTTCGCCAAATTTCAATACGAGGATGGCACAAGGCCATTCTGGTATCTTGATAGAGATGAATTTTCGGACGTAGTCCGAACAAGACCAACACAAAAGGATAAAAAATGAGAACAAGAATTAAAAGGTGCGAAATTTGCGCGTCAAAGCTGGATAAAGACGGCGCTTGCACTTGGAGCGAGTGCCCTAAAAGTCCTAAATATAAAACAAAAGAGCAAGAAAAGCCAAAAGACAAAAAGGATGAGTGATGCTTAAATTTAAAGAGCTTTTGCAACTTCTAGTCATTGTCATCGTTGAGCTACCGCTCGAGATGCTTGGCTATATAGTAGTGCCGATCGCTCTAGCGTTTTGCAACAAACAAAGCGAACACTTGCCAAAGTGGGCTAGGTATTTTGAAGACGCAAGCGACCTATACGACGGCGAAAACTCGGCAATAAACGGCGATAGTGGCTGGCAAAAAGAGCACTATCCAAACGGCAAAAATAGGACTTATTTTGCACGTCTTAGGTGGCTATATAGAAATCGTATCGGCTACTTTTCAAGCCGTGTAAATGGCGTAAAAGTGAGCGAGATAGAGCCATCAAGCGTAAGAGTGCAAGGCAATCCAAAAGTAACAAGCAATGGCGGAACGATAAGCGACTTTTGCAAAGTAACACTAAAGCTAAAGGACGGACGCTCACGTTTTGGACTTTACAAAACGATCCGCTACAAAGGCTTTTTAAGTGGCTTTTATTGCCGTATCTATGTCGGCTGGAAGCTTATGGACGTGGCAGAAATGAACAAATACAACAAAGATACGTTTATGCAGCCAGACGACAAGGCATTTTTAAAGAGCGTATGGGCGATAAATCCATTTAAAAGGGTGCGAAATGAGCGATAAATTCTATATAGGGGCTATCTTATTTTTGAGCTTTGTTGTTGGCGTGCTTTATTGGCTAAATAATAGCGCAGCGGGGAAAATCGACGAGCTAACCAGAAAGATAGCGCAAAAAGAGTCAAATAACGCAGTAATGAAAGCCGATCTTGATACTTGCAAAGCAAAGATAGAGCTTGTAAATGTAAGCCTAAAAGCGCTAAGTGTGCCAAAACAAGACGAGGCAAAAATAAAAGAGCGTGTTGTAACAAGGGTTGAGCGTGTGGCAGTGCCTATCAAAGACGCCGCCTGCGAGGAAAAGCTAAATTTCTATGAAAGGTTACTCAATGAAGCTAATAGCAAGTAGCCTAATAGTGGCGTTTTTTATGGCTGGATGCGCTTCAAAACCTGAAGTAATCGTAAAAACTCAATATCAAGATGTGTATGTGCCTATTGCGTGTATAAAAGAGATGCCAGTAAAGCCAAAATATAACACTAGCGATTTACAAAGCGCAAAGGAGCTAATGGGCTATTTTTTGACGTGTGAAGAACTTTTAAAAGGGTGCGTAAATGGAAGCGATCATAAAAAAGACTAAGAAATTTTGGCTAAATAGAATGGTTGTTTTTGAGCTAATACTATCCGTTGTTATAATGTATATTTTCACATTTAAATACTAAGAGAGGCGGAGGTAATGGAGGACTTATTAAATAAGGCAGGTTTTTATTTTTGGGTCGCGGTCGTTGGCTTTGTCGGCGGAGTGCTAAGCCTTGAAAATGATAGCCACAAGCCACTACACAGCGGCAAAGCGATAATAAATTCGATCATAAGCGCGATAAGCTCTATGTTTATATGCTGGATTTTTTACGAAGTCACATTTTATTTTACAAAAGAGAACCGCTTTAGTTTGGCGGTTGGGGGTTTTTTCGCGTGGCGTGGCACGGCGTGGATAAGTGCGGTCGTTGATAAGGCAATTGATAAAAAAATAGAGAGCCTTGGGGGTAGTGGCTATGATGATTATTCGCCAAAACCGCCAAAAGATTTAAATTTTTAAAAACCCTTGTAAATGAAAAGTGCGCCAATAAAATAAAATCAAATTTAATAAAAACGCATAAAAAGCAAAATTAAAAGGAGAGAAAATGGCAGCAAAATTTGGAGTAAATGTCGAGCTATATAACGCCTCGCTTGCACCATACAAGATAAACAATGAACGCCCTATCGCCATAATCGGCGATGATACAAAGCTCACCGCTGGATTATATCTATATAGCGATATACTAGAGGCGCTTAAAGAGGTCGGCGAGGGGTCGATAAAAGACACGCTAACAGACCTAAAAGCCACTGGGCTACATAACCAAATCGTGCTTAGCGTTTTTGCTAAAACAAGCGATCAAAATGCCGATGAGGTAGCATGCCAAAACGCTATCGATGAGCTAAAAAAATGCGAAGCCACGATCGGAACAAAACCTAAATTCTTTTTGGCAGTTGGGTACAACGACAAAGGCACACACGAGAAACTTAAGCAGATAGCTGCTTATCTGCGTGGCGTTTATGCGATTGAGCTAAACAAAACAAAAGAGAGCGAGATAAATACCACACTGCAAGAATATAGCACCAAAACAGCGATCATCTCATATCAAAAAGTTATAAGGGTTGATAAAGTTGTGCGCCCTGCTAGTGCGTTTTTAATAGCACTCTACGCGAAAATTATGGCAGAAACCGAGTATGGATTTTCACAAACGTATTCAAATAGAGTTATCGACGGAGTTATTGGAATTCAAGACAAAGTCGAGCTTATACAAGGTGAGGACTGCGAGGCAGATAGGCTGAGAGGTAAAGGCGTAAGCCTTATAATCGCCGATGATGGCATAAGGGCATGGGGTGGAGAAACTTGCAATGATGACTTATTTAGCTCGATACATACTTATGTTATTTTTTATACCGCCATAGATACGATTTTCAAAGCACAAAAAACGGCTATCGATAAACGCATGCGCGACGTACTCAAAAATGTAGTTGATAGCTTAGAGGCGTTTTATCTAAGACTAACCGCCAATAATGTTGTAGTAGGCTTTGAGATCACAGTGCCAAAGGATCTAAACTCAAACGAAACTATAAGCGAGGGCATAGTGTATATTAAACACAACGTCCAAGAAATGCCACTAATAAAACGCATAGTCAATAGAATTTACCGAGTAACCGATTACTCGCAAAAACTAATCGAAGAACTATAGAAAGGAGTAAAAATGTTAAAAGCGCAAGCATTTACAGGTGGAAATTTATTTATTGATGGCATCGGATTGATGGGTGAGGTCGTTGAGGTTGAACTGCCAAAGATCGAAAAAGAGACGATCGAAACAAGTAGCGGCATCGGCAAATTTGAAGCAGTTTTGCCAGTGGTAAAGCCACTAAATACCAAAATCACCGTAAATAACCTAAACGAGCTATATTTTAAGATGCTGGATAGTTCAAAGACACAAAAACTATACTTAAAAGCAAACGCTACAAATTCAAACGGCGACGATGAACAAGTTATCGCTACTTTTGAGGGCAAGATAAAAAGCCTCGATGGAGCTAAATTCGAATTTAACAAAGAGGCAAATTTAAGCTTTGAAGTAAGCCTAACATTTTATAAGCTTGAAGTTGCAGGGGCAAGAGTGATACTTTATGACGCGCTGAACCATATATTTGAAAATGATGGCGTCGATCTATTTGGCACTATACGCAAAAATATTTTATAAAAAGGGATAAAAAATGCCACTTCAAAAAATCGAACTACCAAAAGAAGAATTTACATTTTCGGATGGGCAAAAGGTCTATTTAAAAGCCCCTACTCTGCTACAAATCCAATCCGCCACAAAAAACGCAAAGGGTGACGAGATCGAGCAAGCTAAAAATTTACTCGTTGATATGAGTGACGGCGAGTTAAATAAGGAGTTTTTAAACTCATTGCCGATAAGCGAGTGGGTCGAGCTTAGCAAGACGATAAGCGGATTTATGGGCGTTGATGTAAAAAACTAATAGAGGGGATTGCGCTAATCACGCACTCCCTAAATTTTACACTATCCGACGTTATGGGATTAGAATTTAACGAATTTGTAGATTATTTTGAGATCGCAAAACGCTTACATCAAAACTAAAGAGCGGCGTTGCTGCTCTTGCTCTTATAAATTTTAGCAATGACAAAAAGCACAAGCAAGGGCACGCTTATATACCAAAACATGCAGGCGATTAAGCCACCGACCATGAGAATGATAGGGAGCATAAACCCAGCCAAAAGAGCGCCTAAATAATCCATTTTAACCACCTTGTATAAAAATCACTAATATTTTACTAATATCAAAATAAAAAGGCAATATATGGCACAAGAAGCAACATTAACCTTTAACATGGAGCTTAAGGGGCTAAATAATATCCTTAAAGCCGTTGATAGAAGCACTATAAGCCTAGGCGATAAGCTAAATGCAAACATAAAAGCAGGCATAGAAAAGTATAACGCAGCCTTGCAAAAGCTAAAAGTTGAGCCGTTTCAAAAAGCAGGTTTTCACACACAAATGGCGAAGCTAAAAGAAGACCTGCAAAGAGCCACAAAAGCCAAGATCCGCATCGATATGGACGAGGCAAAGCAAAAGCTAGCAAATTTAAAAACCGAGATCGTCGCAAGCGTGGCATCAGTAGCAGCGATCGCAGCACCGATCAAAAGTGCGATTGATTTTGAAAGCTCGATGGCAGATGTAAAAAAAGTAGTTGATTTTAAAACGCCAGATGAGTTAAAGGAATTTTCAAACCAAATTTTAAATATGAGCCGCGATATACCGCTAAGCGTAAATGAGATAGCATCAATAACAGCATCAGGCGGACAGCTTGGCATAGCAAAAGAAAATTTAATGGACTTTACACAAACGGCGGCAAAGATGGGAGTTGCTTTTGATATGAGCGCCAAAGAAGCAGGCGATAACATGGCAACACTTATGAATATTTTTAATATGAGTGTAGATGGCGTTAGAGGGCTTGGAGATACGATAAACCACCTATCTAACAACTCAGCATCAACGGCAAACAAGATAGTAAATGCAGTAGGTAGGATCGCAGGTAATGCAAAAGATATGGGGTTAAGTGCAGATGCGACAGCTGGACTTGCGAGTAGTTTTATCGCTCTTGGCAAGCAGCCAGAAGTAGCAGCAACGGCAATAAACTCAATGCTTACAGTATTGAATAACGCCGATAAAGCAGGTGGCGATCTCGAAAAAGCATTTAAAAGCATAGGGCTTAGCGGTAAAGAATTAAAAGCACAAATTTTAAAAAATCCACAAAAAGCGCTAACGGACTTCTTGCATACACTCTCAAAAGTCCCAAAAGAGAAAAAGACTGGCGTTTTAACTACTATCTTTGGCAAAAATTTTGGGGATGATATTTCTTTGCTAACTGGTGCGATAGAGAACTTTGATAAGGCTATGGCACTAAGTGGTGACAATAAACGCTTTGGGTCAATGGAAGCGGAATTTCAATCAAGAAGTGATACTACGGAAAATAAAATTCAACTAATGAAAAACGCGTTAAATGAGCTTAGTGTAAGTTTTGGTAGGGTTTTTTTACCATATATTAAAAGAGGAGTAGAAAAAATCACGGAATTTATACAAAAAATAACCGAATTTGTGCGAAGCAATGAAGACCTAGTTAAAAAAATAGGTTTTAGTGTAGCTGCTTTTTTCGGCTTCAACGTGGCAATGACAACACTAAAAGCATCATCGGCGATTTTGACGCTCTCACTTGGTGGATACCGCCAAATTTTAATGATGTTGCCTTTTGATTGTTTAAAGCTAAACGCATCTTTGTCGCAGTGCAATATCTTAATGAAGACAAAGGCGATGCTTTCAGGGCTTGTCAATAACAACTTAAAAAGCTTTAGATTGGCAAGCAGTGCAGCAAGTGGCGCATCTCTAGGATTTGTCGGAGGGCTTAAAAAGATAGTTTTAGGCTTTAGAGCGCTAAGCCTTGCATTTTTAAGTAATCCCATCGGTCTTGTTTTAGCAGCGATCGCAACGGCTGGAGCGCTAATCTATAAATATTGGGATCACGTAAAAGCTTTTTTGTTAGGCACATTTGAGGCACTTAGTCAAAATTGTGGGTGGCTCACAGATGCACTTAGTGGAGTTTGGAATAATGCCATAAAGCCTATTTTCTCAGGCATAGCCTCACTTTTTGAGCTACTTTTTAATCAAAGCAACGCCACATCCGAGGAGCTTGGCGCAGCAACAAACGCAGGGCGAGAGTTTGGGAAATGGATGAGCTATGCTTTAAATATTATTACATTCCCACTTCAAGCAGTATGTAACATTATAAACGCAATAGCGCTTATAATAGACATAGTGAGGCTTAAATTTAGCACATGGATCGAAGAAGCAAAAAGCCTATTAAATGACCTTTTGGCATTTTTTCAGCCAGTAGTTGATGCATTTAATAGTATTGTAGATGGCTTTAAAAATCTCGATATAAGTGGCGGTTTAAAAGATATGCTAGGGGCTAAGGATGGAGCGGATCGCAGTTGGTATAACCCTTTAAATTTATTTTACGATAGCAAGCCAAAAACGCAAAGCACAAGCGGAGCGATAAGCGAGAACGCGGAAGCTAAAAGGCAAAACGCAGCGAATAATAAAAATCAAACTATCAACGACAATAAAGTAGTAAATATCACGATGAGCGGATCAAGCGCCACACCGCAGGCGGTAGCCAAAGCTGTGCAAAACTCGAGTTATAGTTATGGCGATTAAGGGGTAGGCATGAGAATAATAACGATCGATAAATATGTTTTTAGTATAGATGACAACGTAGCAGGCATAGAGAAAAATTTAAGCGTGAATTACGACAAGAAAAACACGATCACAAGACCAGTATATACACATCTAGGCGGATATGATGAGGAATTTAGCTTTGAAGCTACTATATTGCTCGATGATGTGCTTAAATTTAGTGGGTTTGAAGAGCTAGTAAAGCAAGCCATACCGCTTAAAATTTCAGCCTTTGACCTAGTGCGAGGTAACTATATACTTATCTACTCGATGACGCAAAGCACCGATAACTTTGTCAAACTCTTTTTTAATGGCATTTGGTATTACACAAAAAAAATAAGAATTTCAGGCTATTTACTATGAGTGATTTTAATCAATTCAGTAAAGAAGTCACAAGAGTATTAAGAAATGCGATGAATAGAACGCTTACGAAAGTATCAAAAGAACAAAGAGAACTAATCGCAAAAAGAGTATCGATAAAAAAGAAATACCTTGACAAAAAGCGTCTTGTAAGACGCGGAGCAAGGGCAGATGATCTAAGTATCAAAATATTTGCCATGCCAAAGGCGATAACCCCTTTTATGCTCGAAGCTCACGCAAGACCAAAAGGATATGACTACGGCATACCAAAGGGGCGGCATTTCTATGTTAGAGGTATTACAAAGCATAGACGAAACAAAGGCAATGCAAGCGGATTTAAAGTTGGGATCATATCAGCAGAAAAAAGAGCAAAACGAGGCAGTAAAGATTTAAGACCTTATTATTACTTAAGCAAGCTATCCGATCTTGACACAGAGGCGCTAAAGATAAGCGATGCAGTGTTAGCTAAGGCGGAGTATATATTTTCGCAGGAGTTGAAAAAATGAAAATTTATATAGCAAAAGATGATGAGAGTTTAGACATGATATGTTTTAAAATTTACGGCTCTTTAGGTCAAAACGTTTATAGTGAATTTCTAAGAGAAAACGAGCATCTTTTAAGCAAAACAAAGCTAAAAAGTGGCGATGAGGTAAATTTACCAAGCATCGAGCCACAAGAAGCAAAAAAGGCTAAATATTTATGGGAATAGTAGGATATAGAGCTCCAAAAATTAAAATTTTATATAATGGCGTCGATAAAACGGATGAGATACCATGGATAGATATAGGCATAGATGACTACGAGAGTGACGAGAGCGATGTTTTAAATGTGCTTATGCACTGGAGCGCACCACTGCCAAGAGAAGAAGACGAGATTAAAATTTATATTGATGGTGCTTTTTTGGGCGATTTTACGATCGCCACAATAAAGTACAATTATAAGCAAAGCTACGAGATCGAGGCAATATCGGCAAATTTTTTTAAAGCTTTTCGCGAAAAAAAGAACCGAACTTTTAAAGCTCAAAGCTATAAAGAAATTTTAAAATCGATAGCCAAAGAAAACGGCTATAACATCAAGATCGATTTTAGCCGAATGGATGAGGTAGGCGACATCGAGCAATACGACCTAAGCGACTGCGCGTTTTGTAAAAAGATAGCTGACGATCTCGAAATAACCTTTTGCGTGAAAAATAAAACGCTCATTTTCATAGACAAAGACAAGGATCATGACCGAGTAGAATACACCATAGTCGAAGACGAGATCATCGATCTAAACTACCAAATCAATCACACAAAAAAGTATAATGCTTGTGAGATAAAATGGTTTGACAGCAAAAAAAATAAATCAGTCGTCTCAAAGGTAGGAGTAGGAACGCCAGTGCTTAAATTTAGCGATTTTGCACGTGATGAAGCAGAAGCACTATCAAAAGCAGAAGCAAAGCTAAAGAGGCAAAAAAATAGCGTATTAGCTGGCACCGTGTCTATACATGGTCGCCCCTTTTTTGCAGGCGGATATATCAATATCAAGCTTAAAGAAGAGCCAAAAACACTAAGAGCGATAATATCAAAGATCACGCATAGCATAAATAATAACTGGCTTAGCACAATCGAGTTTTTTTAACACAAAAATGTTACAAATGGAAACGAACCGAAAAAATAAAATATTTTTACGGAGTTAAAACGGAGTTAAGCAAAGCTTAAAGAAATAAACAACGTATCTAACGATACTATATATATAAATTTGATTTCTGGTGAACCCACCACCTACTTTCA